TGACACCAAGGCCGTGGGCGCAAGATTGTATTGAACTGAACTATCTGCGGCTGAATCTACCCAAGTTCCACCTGACGTGATAGCTCTTTTATACACACGGAATGCAAACACACTGGCAGCTATTGGAATTAAACTGTAGTTTATGGGTATGACCACAGCGTTGAGATTGGTGCTCTTGAGACGGATAGCAATCACAGGTTTAAAACTTTGATCATTAGGCAACCGCACTGGAGTGCCCAATACATGACTAGCTGCACGCGGATTGCCTGAGCCTGACAGTTGGAAGCCACCTTCTGAAATTACACTGCTACAAATCTGTGTCATCTGACTAACACTGGCCACTGTTGCTGTGTTGGTTATTTCATAGCGAATGGGCAAACTGGCTGTGGTCATGTAGACTTTGGTGTTGCCCGGCTGATTGGCGTGATTGAAGGTGTGGCAAATAATGTAAGCACCGTCAATCACAAAACCCACACGCACTGATCCTACACCCAGCCACTCTACATCAGCATAATAAATTTGTGTACGTTGTGGGTACAATGTGATACCTGATGGGTTTGTTGCACCACCGACTCCGGTGAGTTGGTCACCGTTCCAGGCATCTTGACGCACACGCTCTTCTACACCGTATGATCCTGAACGGATCACCATGTAGTTGTATGTGCCGTCGTTTTCAAAGAACACACCGTCGTTGGCATCAAACAAGCCCACACGCTGGCGTAGATTTGTTTTGGGAGTGTTCATACAGAATGTGTTCAGTGTGAGTTGACTTTTGCCAGGCTGATAAGGGAATGGTTTCAGTGTTTCTCGCAACACTGAATCGCCCGACGCTGTGCCCACGTTGAGTTGGTACGAACTTTGATTTTGCACATATACCACGTTGCCTGTGCCTGTGACGTTGCTTGCAAACTGTCCATGATCGTAATAACGTGACTGTGTGTCAAATAGAGTAAAAGGATTGCTTACACGCAGTCGTCCAAACGCATCAGATACTGCACCCGAGAATCCTGATATGATCACATTGGCGTCGTTGTTGAGCGTGGCATTGATATTTCCAGATACTACCCAAGGGCTGGTGCCTTGTGTGACGTTGACGTTGCCGACAATGCCTACGTTGCCAGTAATGGGGTTGATAGTAACATTGCCAGTGATGCCTGCTATGTTGCCAGTGATGCCTGTGATGTTGCCTACCACAGTAACTGGCAGTGTGTTGCCTGTGAGATCAACGTTGCCTAAACTACCAATGGCTACATTGCCTACAGATACGTTGCCTATAATAGCAGCATTGGTTCGAATAAAAACATTGCCAGTCGCGTCGTCAAGCTCCAGGGCTTGATTGATATTCCGTAGATACCACGGTGCTACTTGAGTTGGGTCTGGGATTGCCATTAAAATCCTATCAGTGGGTTAAATTGTATCATTGATTATTCTTTAAGTGTAATATACAATTTCACCAGTGGTGGGATTGTAAGCCAATTGAAAAAATCCTGCAGGAAGTCCTGAACTACCGCCGTTACTAATACCGGCAGCAATCTGTGTTAGTGCGCCAGAGCTGTTGCCAATATACACTTGATCAGTACTTTGATCAACTACCAGTTCACCAGGTCTAGCATTGCCATTGTAATTTGCCAATGTTACTTGTGCGTTGTCTTTCATTACAGCACGGCTTATGCCTGTGATGTTGTCGTATGGTGGGGGTGGGTTTGCCATTATAATTCCAATTTGAATTATTTAGCAAAAAAAAAGTTTAGCGAGGGTAGCCAGCAAATGCCTTTACAGGACTGGTTGTGCTTACAAAGCTGGGTTCTGTGCTGTCAGGTGTTGACACTAGTTTTTTGCCACCAGGTGTGTTGGTCATTGCCAACGCTTGATCAATAATTTCAGCAACGTTAGGACCCATGCCTTCGACCACACCATGTTCACCAAATGCTGTTTCATCATGCCAATTGGGAATGTGATTGGTAATTCCATCTTTGCCAGCATCACTTCTGGCTCGTGCCAATGCCACACCAAATCTATAGTTGCGATAGGGGTCGGCTGCACTCAGTCCTGGAATCACATAAGTGTAACGCATGGGGTCAGATTGCTCTGGTGGCAAAATAGCTGCTTGTTCAGTAATGAATTCTCGTGCTCTCATCTTGGATAGCCCTGGAATGCTTTGACTGGACTGGTGGCATTCACTGCTGGATGTTCTTGCGAAGCCAAATCGCCATGATTTAGGTCTTGGTGATGACTGCCCACTGCTTGATAGGCCTTTTTCAACATGGCCTGTTCTTCAGGAGTGTATGGTGCTGCCACATTGTTGCGACCGCTCCATGATTCGCCGTCAAGATCAGGTACAAACGTGCCATCAGTAGATGCCACTGCCATCATGATTCTGTTGAGTTCATACACGCGGTCAGCAAACTGCTTGTCTCGAAACTTGTTCAAGCCTACTGTGGCATTTTGATTGCGTTTGCTAATCGTGCCAACTTTGTCTTCTGCAATGAACTCTTGTGCTCGCACAATCAGCTGCCTCCGCCAATCACTCCAGATGTGGCTGAACTGGCTGTGCCAAGTTCTGTTGCGGTAAACGGGGCAGTAGATATCACTGTTACTTTGTTGCCAGCACCAGAATAAGTTTGATACACAGTGTTGGCTGGGATATTAACTGGTACAGAATACAAATTGCCAACTGCGTTGGCTGTTCCTAACGCAACAGCATACACCTGCAACCAAGCATTGGCTGTACTGGTGCTGATTTCAAGTTTGTCAGTGTAAACAGTAGTATTGCTTAAGGTAGTATATACATTGGCCATTATTTGCTATCCTGATTGGGTTGAATCACCACAGGGCGAAACAACTCACGTGTTTGATGCAACACTCCAGGAATTTCTACTGGCTGTTGTCGGTACCCACTGGTAGCAGGACTGTGAGGGTTCTGCTGTGTGGGCGTGTTCAAGTTTTCGTTATAAGGCTTGTATACCATGTTATTACCCCTTGTAGGCTTTCCATTGATTGGTCAAATCAAAAATACTTTCTTCAACTTTTTTTTCTTTTTTGTCATCAACGGCTTTCTTGAAAGGTTCTTTCTTGTCGCCATCTTTGTCAACATCTAAAAAATCAGGTTTCTTGGCTTCCTTAATACCAGCAATGTCACGCATGCGCTGTAACTCTGCTTCGTAGGTGTGTTGACGATTTTCTTGGCTGGCAATCACAGGCACAGTGGTTTGACCAGTTGACTTGGGACCGTTCAGACCGCCACTGTACATCATGGCATCTTCTGTGCCTTCTTCTTCTGTGGGCCAATCAGGAGCATTTTCATCAATAGCCTTTTCAATATCACCGCATCCGCAATCGCCGCTGCCACAAGTTGGACAAGAAACTTTGCTGCCCATGTAACTGCCTTCATCACCACTGCCACCAAGACCTGCGTTTTTCAACAGCATGCCTAATTTAAGTGCATCTTCGTCAGACGCTGTAATGGTCAGGCTCTTGCCGCCTTCTGTGGAGTCGCTCATGTTGATGCTCATTGATTCAGCAATCATGGCTTCTAAGTCACGATTCAATGAATCATAGATGCCTTTGCCAAACCCAAATCCGCTAGACGCTGTTGGTGTTCCAGTACCGCCTTCTTCTTTGACTTTTTTAGGTTTGTCTTCTGAAGATCCTTTTTCTTTGGCGGCCTTTTTCATAGGTTCTTTTTTGTCGCCATCGCCATCAACATCGGCAAAATCAGGCTTGCTGCCAGAAGATTTTTTCTTTGGTGCAGAGTCATTATTGCTTTCAGGCTTGCTGTCAGACTTGCTAACTTTGTAGCCAGCTTTCTTCAACAATGCCATTGCAGCTTTAAGATCGCCGTGGTCTTCACCAGGATCAATGTCGTTTTCTTTGGTCATCAACTTTGAACGACCTGATGGTCCTTTGGCGCCCATTTTGCTACCTGTTCCTGCAGGACGTCCACGGCCGCGCTTGGCTGGTTGAGCATCAGCAGTGTCATCTGCGCCCACTGAATGACCTTGGTCATCCACTCTACGAGTTACTTTACGGCCAGTGGCAGTGTGTTCAATGTCGTGTTTGTGACCGCGTTCAACTGATCCAACCTTTGGTCGATCAGCACGTGGCTTTTTCCATGATGTAAACGGATTGTTATCATCGTCTTCGGCAGTTTCTTGTTTGCCGCCTTTGCGTAACATAGCAAAGTCGTTGGCATCTAGTTTGCCATTTTTGTTCATGTCAATTTTCTTTTGCTTGGGACTAAGTGCAGCCTTCATTGCTTCAGCAGCTACATCGCCCAAACGCTCGTCAACTTCTTTCTTGGCGCCGGCAATCTTGTCAGCAAAAGTAATTTTGTCTTTAGGTTCAGCAAGTGCAGCAAAGCTCTTGGCCTTGGCTGGTGACATTTTTTCTTTAACTTGCTTGGGATTGGGTTCTGCGCCTGGCTTCATACCAGTCTGCGGAACACCCATCTTGCGTTGTAGGTCACGCATCATGTCAGCATCGTCGCCGTGGCCTAGTTTGTTTAACACAGCGCCGCCAACTTTCTTGGCCATACCGCCAACTTTCTTGGCCATGTCGCCCATGCTTTCTTTGGCAGTTTTTTCAGTGTCCATGCCTTTTTCAGCATAGTGACCAAGAGCAGCTCCAGCAGCGCCACCCAGCGGTCCGGCAGCCAATGCTCCTAATCCGCCACCAACAGCAGCACCAGTGGCGCCTTCGTCATACTTGTCGTATTTTTTGCGAACAGGATCTAATGCCTTGCCTTCACGTCCAGCTTTGGCCAATGCTTCCATACCTTGCTTGCCATACTTTTCATAACCCTTGGCTGCACGGCTCATGTCACGTTCGTTAAGTTGACCGTGTGTGGTTTCTGGCTTCTCACGAATGGAATCCAGCTTTTTGTTTAAGTCGTAAAAAAATGTCATTTTGATTATCCTCTTGGGTTGGCGCCGGTTGCAGGCTTGGGTTGACGTTTGATATTGGTCATAGGGCTCTTGTTGCCCTGGGGAAGTTGGTTAGTGGTTTTAGCAGGTGGAGTCTTTTCTCCAGCAATAGTAAAATCACTGCGGTAAGCATTTTTCAACACAGCATGATCGTATGGACCAGTTGAGTAGTCTTTGCTAAGTGCTCGCTGAGCAGCATCAGGTGTTGGATAGTCTGTGTCAGCCAACAAGTTTTTGTTTTCAGCTTCAATCTTGTCTGCTTCATCAACCAGGCCATCAACGTGAGCTTGAGTCTGCATCACAATAAGATTGGGATTGCCACCGAGCATTTGAAACAGTTGTTTGATCTGCGGCTCAATAGCAGGATACTTGAAACTCACATCAAACATTGTCACAGCATCATTCTGATTGTTTGGAAAGTCTGTGAGGATCTTTTGAATAGGAGTGGTCTTGGCATCGCCCAACTTAGTTGGATCAAATTGATCCAGCTTGGTTTTGAGTTGACGCACAAGATCGTCTGGAATGCGGCCGCACATTTTGATACGATAGTCGTATGTGCGTTCGCTTTCTGCTAGATATTTGGCAAATGGTTTCATGTCAGGTTCCTGTGATATATTTATTCATTTTGTGCTTTTTGGTTCTTGGCACCAATAATTCTGTCCAACAACTCATTGCGACTGAGCACATGGCCTTGGCCTTGCTGTGGCTGTTTTTCTTCAGGTTGTTGCTGATCTAATCGTGCTTTTTTCATTTGCAAATCGATCATCTTGAGTTTTTTGTCCAGCTTGGCAGTTTTGGCTGTGATTGCATGTCCCAGCATGTTTGATGCTACTGAAAATATTTCGCTGGCAAATCGACTGTCTACCTGCATGCCAAGATCCATTAGGTCTCGGTAACTGGAAGTGGCGAGGTCACTAAGCTCGTCCATTTCTTTATCAGTAGATTCCAAGCCTCGCACAGCCGGCAAGGCCGCATCTATTTTGTCAATGGCTTGATCTAATGCAACGATGGTGTTGCGATTTTCCTCTAAGGCAGGAACAGCCAAGTCTATTTCTTTGTCAGAAGGGGGTAAATCGAAGAGTTCTTCTAGTTTTCGTGTCATGCCATATTTATGGACTTACGGACGACCGTTATGAAACATGTCATTTTCGGTGATGACTCGAAACGTCATACCATTGCGTCTAGCCCATTTGGTTGCAGCGTCCCATTTGGCATAGTTGATTGCTACCACTGCTCGGTCTCTACTGCTCATTTTTGATTCCACTACACTTTGCTTTTTGGGCTTGATTTCAATCAACTCTGCTCGCACAGTGTTGTCTCTATTGCGATAGGTAATCAGAAAATCAGGTATGTATTGGGTCATTTTACCTGTGAGCGGATGGCGGTATGGTATGGCTATGCTTTCACTGGCCCATTGCAGTATGTGATCGTTGCTGTCACAAAATCTCATAAAGCTGTGTTCCCACCCAGAACGAAATCTAGGTGTGCCCTTGCCCACGTATTTGGCAGGGTTTTGAACTACGTATTGACCTTGGGCCCAGCGACTCATTGCAATACGTTTCTAGCCACGTATGCGTTTGGTACCACTGCCACACCCACACCCAGCAGTGTGGCACGGCTGCGTATTTGATTGAGGTAGTAGGCCAAGCTGGCATTTAGATTTACTCCATTGGTGCCCTGAAATTCTTTGAGCAATGTCAAGGCTGGAATGTTAGTACTTGAAGCAACTTGAAACAAACTTGATGTAAAGTTTCCAGCTGAATTTTTGTTGCCCATTTCTTTTAAGAAATAGCTGTAGACCACATCATATTCAGCAGCCGGCACGTTGACTTCAAATTTGTAAAAGTTATCAAAAACTCTTACAGTTGCATCAATGTTAGGGTTAACGGCGTTTACAGTGCTCATGTGTTATGTTCCATTAGGAGTTGATGGTGATGTCTTTGGAGTTGGAATAAACACACCAGTAGGACGGTTCATCACTGATCGTGTGGCAGATGCTACTCCGCCCAACAACACTTGAGTTCCAAGTGCAGTGGCTTCGCTTTTTACCACTGCTGCCAGGCCTGGGCCCTTGTTGCCGCCAAAAGTTTGATATGTGCGCATGGCTTTTTGTGCTGCTCCAATTAGTCCACCCACTGTGCCGCTTTGCAAATCACCAATGATGCCTGCACCTGCATCTAGCAAGCCGCCTTGACCAAAAATTGTACGATTGCCACCCGGACGAGCAATTGGACTGACTGTGGTGTCATAGTGACTGCGATCAGCAAATCCTTGCACGTTAACATCAGGTCTACTGCTGCCAACTGCGCCATCATAGTATTTTACAGTTTCATAATCTATAGTCATGGTATTTTCCATGATGCCACCACCTTCAGTGTAGTTATAGGTATCGTGGTTCCAGTTTGATATTACAGGATTGATTAGCACATACTCAGCAAACTTGCGCTGATCCAGGCCGTAGATTCGGATGTCTCTAAAGAAAGGAGGCTTGCCACCGCCGGTGCCTGAACCAGTGCCATCCAGCCAGCTTTCACCTGAATATCCCCAGCCGTTGCGATTTTGAATGGTATCAGAATAGATGTCTCTGGTGTTGAGACTCGATCCAGTGGTTTGATTGTTTACTGTACCATTAGTGCCGTTGGTAGCAGATGCTGCCAAATACTGTTGGGTCGGATCTTTGTAGTAGTAGGAATAGTAATAGTACCACAACTTGCGAGCATTGTCTCCACCATCGTCATGAAAGGTGAGAGTCACTGGCTGGTAATCAATTTTGGTTTGAATTATTCTTTTGCGATTGTATTGATTCAGCGTCTCAGTGGCCATTTTGTATTTTGGCAGTTCAGCTGTTTTGACCAAGAGACTGAGGTCATTGCGTTCTTGATTTCCAAATACGCCTGCTGATCTCAAATAAGGAATGGCATCTGTGTTTATGGTAAAACTAACGTGGAACAAGAACTTAAACCGAGGTTTAAGTTCGTAACTGTTCGTGGTGAAAGTTTTACTTGCGTGAGTGTAGTCACGCAAGGTATTGTTGCCAATGAATCCCTGAAGGATTTCATTACCAATGCCAAAAGGGCCGCCACCGTTGGCCATAAGTTATCCTTATGCGCCTTGACCAGCGCCTGTTACAACATCGTTAATTGTGCGGCCAATTGCACTGCCAACTCCTGAGCCTTCAGGTGTCTGGTTGGCGTTATCGTAAGCAATGCTCATTTCAATTGTGGCTGCTTCGTTGGTACCATAGTTCAAGTCACCATAGTTGGCACCTTTGAGGTAGCAACCATACAACTCCCAAGTTTCAAGAACGTTGATTTCTGTTGCGCCATTGCCGCCGTCAAGCACTTGAATCTTGGTCAAGAACTTGTAGTCGATACCAGATGCAGCAGAAGCCATTTCCAAAAAGTCCATTTGCTTTTGAAGTTGCTCGCCAATCAAGCGTGAAATTTGTCCTGATGCATCATCACGCAGCGACACTGTGATGTCGGCCCAGGTGTGCTTGCCGGCCAATTTCAATGTTGAATTATAAATTGGAATTGTAATTTCTTCAAAAGTCAAATTTGGGCGTGTGGCGCTGACAACTTGCTTTGTAAGTTCTGTAGTTGGTTTTGAAACACCAAAGTTCTCAAAAAACACTCGAAAGCGATATTTGAGTTTGGGCATCAACAGACCCTGAGCATTCGAGCTTTGGTCGCTTGCCAGTGGTACTGTCATTCTCTGTAGTGATGAAACTGCCATTTGTAGTAATCTCCTATATTGTTATTTACCTGGAATGGAGGCGGATTAAAACCGCCCCCAATTTGGTTTAGCCTCCAGCAGCGATTTCACCAGTGTTCTTGATACGCAATGGAATATAGATAAACTCCACTGCCTTCACTGGTTCTATGGCAATATCAACCCACAACTCATTACGGTCAATACGAGCTGGAGTGTTGTTACTCAAGTCGCACACTACCAAGTAGTCATAGATTGCACGTTTAGCAATCAAGTCAATCATCAAACTGTTGCAAGTGTTGGTGATCTCATTGCGTGTGATTTCGTCATTGGGCTCAAACAAATACAGTTTACCAATTTCTTCAAGACGTCCACGCAAGAATGCAACCAGTCGTGCAACGTTGATACGATCCAATGCTGTGGTAACAGTGGTCGATGTCTTGTTACCAAAGTTGGTAATACCCACACCTGGAATAAAGGTGATTGGGTTGATGTTACGCTCATACAGGATGTCACGTACAGCTTGTCCAACGCTGAGTTGTTCAAATTCGCCAGTTGCGGCATTGATGTAGCCGATGGCCACAGCATTGTCAACAACACCACGACGTGTGCCTGCTGGTGCCAACCATGGATAGCTCACAGCGTCTGATCGTAGAATTGTACGCATCATCATGTGACTTGGCGCACTAACCACAGTGTTTCCGCTGAGATCGCTTGTTTGGCAACTTGGGTAGAAGTTGGCGGCGTAGTTGCTGGTTGATGTCAATCCATCTTCAGTATCTAAACCAAGTCCAAGGTTGTTGGTAGCCCAGCTAACCAAGCTGTTGCCATCTGGTCCAAGACGCATTGGTGTATCACCAACCACAAACAATGTGTTGTTGCGCTCGTTGCTGAGTGCAATCATGTTTGGTGTCAACTCAGGATATGCTGTGGCAGAAATCAAGTTGAATCCATTCTGCTCTTCTCTTGCAGCAGCACTGGTATCAATACCTGACTTCATTGCTGCCACAACCATCTTGCGTTGTGCTTGACGTCCAGCAAACATTGCACCAGTATCTTTGTTGCCGCTAGCTGTCAACCAGGTATTCTTCACAGCTGGCAATGTATCATCTGGGAAGTCTGTGGCATTAAAGTAGTCGCTTTGATAGCTCTTGACATTGTATCCTGATCGACGAGTGTTCCATAACAACATGCCTTGTGGATACAGGGCAGGATCTGGAGCATCCAAGTCTAAATAGTTAGAACTTGCCAATGCTTCAATGGTTGGGAATGGATCACTGATCGGATCTGTGGTACCATTTGTGGCCCAACGAGCGTCGGCAAATAGTATACCATTTTCTGTAACTTGATCAGTGGTATTGATTGCTACCCACTGATCAACGTTGTTTACTGATTCCCAACGATAAATCAATGGATAGTTTTCAAGATCACTTGAATCAATCCACAAATCACCGTACTCCAAAGGAGATTCAGCAGCATTATTTTGTGTTGTTGGTGCAGTCGCAGCCACAATAGGTCCACTTGCATTGGTAATTGTCAAATCGTAACCACGAACATCATTAGTTACGTTTTGATATCCAATCCAGCTGCCGTTGTTTTGAATCATGATATCAACTTGACTTGGAGTGCTGTAATACCACAAACGTCCGTCATCTGGATCAACGTCAGGTGCAGTGTCGCTGGCTGTGTAAGTGAACAAGTCAGCTGTGACCCAGTTGCTCAAATCTAAAAACGTGTCATCAGTTTTATTAAGGCGGCATTTGGGTGTTGCGTCTGTAAATCCAGCTTCAAGAATTGGTGTCCCTGAAACTTCTTGCAATGCAATAGATCCGCCTTGACTGTGTGAAAACACAATGTTACCAGCTGAGTTCACACTGGCTGATACATAAGGCACATTGGCAGCACTTATTGCTGCAATAAAATCAGCCACTGTTCCAGTACCACCAACAGTTGCAGTGCCTTGGTTAACTGTAGTTGCTGATCCAGCAACAGACGCTCTTATAAGAAGCGAATCACCAACAGTAAACGATGGAGGCACAGTAGTACCAGTAACTACAGTAGCACCAAGTGCAATTCTTTCAAGGATTTCAAAATTAAATTGTGGGAATCCAGAAGCAGATTCTACAGCTTGTGTTAGCACATAGGTCGTTCCTACTGGAATATTTTTACCACCACCAGATGGATCTAGATCATAATTGGCAGCACGGTCTGAAGTATAAACGCCACTAACTTGACTTACCCAAGCACCCAAGGTGGTGCTGTATTTTTGCACTTTCAAACTCATGCCATTGTTGGCAGAGCTGATGTTGTTCCATATAGATCCAGTTGGACGAGGACTTGTATCAGTGGTTCTCCAGCGTGGAGCTTGATAACTGTACCCCACAAAGTATGTGGGTGCAAGATAATCTTTAGCTTCAATGCCTAATGCTGTCAGTAATGCTGCACCGCTGGTTGGTCCAGCTTCAATTGACACAATGCCACCTGAGCCAGTAGATCCGTCATTGGTAGCGTCGCTGGTGGCAAAAATTTGTAACTTACCACTTACTGCGGCGGCTGTTACACCAGTTATAGAAGCAGCAGTAATAACTGCCGCTAGTCCAGCAACAGTATTGGTAGCACCCACTGTGATCAACGTATCGTTGATAAACATGCTTGCACCAACAGTCAATGTGGCAGGACTTGCTGTGCCTGCCACTGTGGCCCACGATGTTTTCCACTCATCAGTACCAATTTGCACCCAAAGATTGCTAGAATTTTTGTAGTAGCCTGGTATAAACTGCGCAAATGCAATTACAGCATAGTCACCAACACTGCCAATTGATGGCAATGGCTCATAGTCTCCGCCTGCGGCATCAACAACATCATCTTCGCTAATGATTTGAATTGGTGTTTTGACAGTGAAAACATTGGTAGTTTCATTCCACTCTTGGATGCCCCAAACTGATGTTGAAGTATCTAACCAATAGGTACCGTCAGCTGGCTCACCTACCGGACGAGTCAAACTAGCAGTAAGCTCTGTGAGATCAATATCACAACGTTGGATATAGGCACGATTTGTAACGCCTAGTGCCGAATAAGCAGCCAGTAGACCATATTCGTTGAGTTCGTAACCGTTGATTGGAGTGCCAGTTGTGGTAGAATAAAAGAATGGCACACCAAATGTGGCCACCAAATCTCGTTGACTGGTGATTAAATAGGTTTTGTTGGCGTTGGCAGCAGTTGTGCCAGCAGCAACAGTTACTCCATCGCCTGACACTTTGTTTTGTGCAGTGGCAATGAGGAAATACGGTACGGTGTTAACGGCTGAAGGGATATATTGACTTTCGTCAATTACTGTTACTTCTACGCCTGGGGATACTAGAGCCATGGTGGGTTCCTTTTCAAGTTGTAGATATTTATGGGTAGATTCAAAAAACGGTGTCGTAGACTGCCCTTACCGTAAGGTTTGAGCATAAATACACCATGAGACCCATGTGCCCGGCCTGCAATCAACGACCTCGAGCTGTAAACTGCCATAGAGATGGCAAGATATACTATCGCAGTCGTTGCGAAACTTGCACGAAGAAAAATCGCAAAATCAAAGCACCGGTGCCGCGCTGGCAGTCAAGCGGATATAAGAAAAAACCCACATGTGATCGATGTGGGTTTAAGGCCAGACATCACAGTCAGTTGCTGGTATACCATGTGGATGGCAACCTCAATAACTGTGAGCTTCGTAATTTAAAGACTGTGTGTATGAACTGTGTGGCGGATTTAAAACGCACAGATTCTACGTGGAAGCCCGGGGATCTTGAACCAGACTCTTGACCTGTTGATACAAGTCGTCTAGTGTGCCGTTGTTGTCTAGCACAGCATCAAATTCAGTTCCCACCCAGGCAGTTTCTGACGCATGAATTGCTAGTTTTTCCAGTTTGCGTTGACTCAGCGCCCAGGTTGAATTGCCATTGGCACCACGATTGACACTTACGGCTGCATTATACCAAGCAGGTTCAGGACCACGCACCACACGCACCACACGTCCGCCTGCGTTCTTAATGGCTAAAATTTCATTGGGGAAACGGCAGTCTGAGATCACAACATCATCCTGGCTGTGGCGCAGTTTGTTTTCCAAGCTGGCAATCCAAATATCATCATGAAACCCGGCTCTGCACACTTCTGTGCCCCAGTATTGTAGTATCCAACGAGGCGTTAGAGTGGGCATGTGCAAGCGTTCTGCCCACCACGGATCCACTTGTTCTCGCCATTCACGGGCCATTTTTGTGCGGCCTTCCAGCATGGTTCTGTCCCACCCAAACACTTGTGCCACAGCATCTTTTAATGTGCTCGCAAAACTTTCTCTACGAAAGTGGTGCAAGTTTACAAGATAATCAGCTATGGTGTCTTTGCCAGACCCAATGAATCCACATATACCAATGATCATACAAGTTCCATAAATTTTTCTGTCAGTGTGTTTGGGGCCACTTGGTCATGCAGCATGAGAACGTCAATTGCTGATCCGTTGTAACCGTATTTTGCTAACATGGCAGCGGCACGATCAAGTTGTTGTTGATATCGTTGCTTGTTGACAGTATAGTTATGTTCTATATCATTTGCAAGAGATTCTGGATGCTCTGTGGCCAACTTATGCAACGCCAAAATGTTTTCATAAATTAGTTCCAAACGGATGTCATTGTTAACTTCCTGATCATACCCTGGATTGGGTAGGTGTTTTTCAAACGTTTTGTAGCCTAGCGACTGCAATCGTTCCAAGGTTCCTGCTGGGCCGGCAATCACAAAAGGATGGCGATTGTTGATTGCTTTGTAAGTTTTTTCTGTGGCCCGAGCAGTCAACGCATTGGATTGTTCAAACATGCTTTCACTGACCAAACTCACGCTGGTATCAGCAAATATTTTTGCATCATAATCACAATAATTACAAACGTGAATGCTGGACCCACTCACTATTGGTGTCACCCCATCAGGACTGCCTTGCAGTTGCATAAACTCTTGCCATTGCTGATCAGCTGCATGAGGAATCAACTTGCGTACTTGATTTTCAATTTGAACAGGTATAAACAACGACCAGCTCAGTTTATCCAGTTGCTCACGCTCATAAAACTTGTATAACAGTGGTGCTCGATGTGGTCTATCAGGTTTGCCAATTAAAAATAAAATGCGACTGCCTTGCTTTGCAACAGGCGCAGGAGCATTGTGGATTGTTTTTAACAACATGAAGTCAATATAATCAACATCTATTCCTGGCAAATGTTCTTGAGTGTATTGAGTGTAAAAATTAAAAAACACACAAAATTTCATGCCTAGATTGTGTATGTGTTCTTGCAGTGCAAGAGTTTGAGCATAGTGCTCTAATGGATTGCAATCTTCTTCCCGACAACCTAATACCAAAACATCTTTGCTTTTTTTAGCAAGAACAGCAATGCTGGTCAACAAGTTTTCATAGGATACCGGGCTAAATTTTCCGCCAAAATCAAACGTAACCACCTGAGTCATAGCAACTTATTTCAACTCCCGAACATTGAGATATTTAAGTGTATTTTGTAACATGCCTATTTGTCTGCGGCAGTCTTCTAGTGCATGGTGAGTGGTGGGAGGCATGGGTTGGCCGGGCCATAAACTGAACACTGTGCGGCTGTCTCGTACCATGTAGTACTGCCAGGGTAAGGGTTTGTTGTAGCTCTTGTAGGCATGCTCCAGGATGTTCATGTCGTATGTCGGTCCTTGCGCCCACACACGCTTGGCATGCCAAATTAATCGGCCTAGTCCATCCAGTGCTTGGTCTAATGGTATGCGATCTTCATCAGCAAAGGCTTCGTCACGCACCACAGCAGGTTGTGTGGCCCACCATTCTATGGTGCCTTGCTGTATGCTACGAGTTTCTTGACTTTCCAGTGTGACTCTAGCATAAAATGATTGTTCGTAACAGCCAGAGCCAAACGGATCAAACGCCTGAGCAGCAATGGTAAGAATAGTAGTGTCGGGGCCTGTTCCCAAGCCCTCAAGATCAATCATCAGGTCCATTTGATGATTATAACAGATTTATGACTATGTGTCTACTGTGTGTTAACCAATTACCCAAGTCAACGGTTGTGAGCCGTCTACATACATTTTGAGTTGTTCAAGAAGAGCATCCATTTGAGTTTGCGCTTCGACTTTCATGGCAGTGCCATTTAGAGTGCCGCCGCCTTGTGGGCCTGCAATTTGACCAAACTTCTCACGGGCTTCACCAATGATCATTTTGCAGTTGGCAACCATGTAGTCTTTGATCCATTGTTGGATTTGGAAATCACTCAACAAGTTGATTTCAGGTTTTAGATTGTAAGTCCACAACAACACAGCTTCGCCGGTGCCTTTGGGATCACGAATCAATTGCAGTTTTTTGGTTACAGGATTGTATGTGTAGTTCATGTAGCCACCAAACATTCTGGCAGCCAGTTCCACATACTGTGAGTAAAAGTCGTATGTGGCCAAGCCGCCTGCCACGTTGAAGTTCATCAGATACACATTCAAGCTGGCCTGACTAAACGGATCAAAGTTTGATGCAAAGGGTCCAGTTGAGTCACCAAATGTTCTGCGAAATATCTGACGCACACTTATGACTTCTTGCGGCAGCTGGTAGATGTTTTCGTCCTTGACCAGGTACATGAAGCTGTAGCTTTCTTCATAGGCATTGTTGGCACGTTGACGATAGGTGCCAATGGTCTTTTGATATGCTGCTTCGTAATGTTCGGGATCTAGTTCAAGATCGATAATTTGACTGCCCAGCTGAAGCTGTGCATAATCTATGAGATTTTGCTTGAGCGTGGAAAGTGTATCTTGTTGCTGTTCAGCCATTGTGGACTCCGATAATGTTATTTACCAGGGGTTATCCATTTTTCTAGCTTGGATGCAATCAGTTCATGCCCAAGTTGATTGGGGTGTGCAAAATTAGGTCTAATAAATTCATTGTCTGCAACATTTAGTAGGTGTTCTCCGTGGTAGTCTGTTGCACCAAACCAGTCTGCGGCTGTTTCTGTTCCTTGTTTCCAAATTTTACTTGTGTCAACTCCAGGCAGCCATTCAGGATATCGCACCCATCCAGCAAAGTAAAAGTCATTGATTTTGTAATGCTTGGACCAAGATTGCAAGGCTGTTATTGTGGCCGAAGAACGCATGACTTCGTGTCCTTTGCGATGAAAGTGCATGAACACCTCACGTGCCCATTCTTTGGCGTCTGTAGGCCAGTGTTTCCACTCACGATCTTGTTCGTTCCATGTTCCAAATCTAGGCCAGTGTGTAGACCTACCTGGATTTGTTAAAAAAAACACAGCAGTGATTTCGTCATCAGTGTTGTGATGATCAGCAATGTATTCTTGAAACTGATACAACATGTCCTCATTACTGGCTCCAGCAGATCCGTAGTTGAAAAATTTATCAAAACCCATTTGACGTTGCAGTAGGTCGCCGTATGGTACCTCATGGGGTGGGGTTAGCTCTCCGCCTTGTGGCCAGCTGTCGCCAAATGTTAATAACGTTTTATGTGTCATTGGATGCAGTGCCTTTGACTGTGGGGGTAATAATTCTATTGATTCCTTTGTCTGGACAAAATTTACATTGTGGAATTGGGTGCTTTAAACTTTCCACCCAATCATCTTTGTAGAGTTCAAAGTTGTCCAAGGTCAGTGGTCGGTAGCTGTTCATGATCTGGCGATCTGATTCAGAAATGTCAAATTGATTTTGTTCATCAAATTCTGGAAACAGCGCCGCGGGGCCGCATTTGTATATTTTTCCGCGAACAAAGTGATAGCATTTAAATTTAACAAATCCGCACTGTTGATGACTGCGTATAGGGTCGCTGTCATGAACAATAAATCGGCCAGTGTTGTTTAACTGCACAGCGGATGTTTGGAAATTGTTGGCTAGGTGCATGCAAACAATCACACCATTTTTATCAACCACAGTCCAGTATGAATCCCATCCTTGCCAATTTGGTGGTGGGGGGAGGTCTAATTTAAAACCAAATTCTACTACAACGGTATCAAGAAAATCCAATATGTTTTGACGCAACATTTCAAAGTCTGCTATGTTGTGCAGACTCACTCCAATGTGATTCACTGGCCTTTCTGGCGGTCGGGGTCTGGTCATTGCCTCATACAGTCCTGGGACATGATTCAGTCGAGTGCCATTGGTCAGTATTTCTACATCGCAATTGAATATTTCATTCAAGCCCACTACCCATTCTGACAGTGTGGGATTTAGTGTGGGCTCGCCACCTAAGATAGTTATGGCACGTAGTTCAATTTGTTTTGCCCACTGTTGATAGATGCCTTCGTAATCGCTCCAGCGTTGCCATCCTGAAAATTTATGATTGTTAAAACGGTTGCAATTATCGCAGGTGTAGTTGCAGACATTGGTAATGTAAAATTCTACTTTTTCATCAAATTTCAATTTCATATAGCCATATTTACCAGCTCTTGAGTATGATCAAGTTCTCTGTGCCACGGGCATTCCATGCAGTTTCTGTGGCTTTGATATCCTTGAATGCTTTGCGGGCGGCTGGCTTGCCAGCACCTGTAATACCTTTCAGTTGTTCTGCTGGTTTCCGCAGAGTTTTTTGCATGGTTTCCACAGTTGAGAACCCAATGATTGAGTTGTTCTTCACAGTGAATGCCTGTGTGTGGCTGTCTGCCACAAGGTGGATGAGCTTGCGTTTTTTGCTGTCATACAACCAGGCTTCTGTTTTGTCCACAAGGCTTGCGGCGGGCAAACTCTTGAGTTTGAGCTCTGCAAATTCTGCCAAAATCTTGAACTTGGCCGCACGTTTTTCAGGTGGCACTGCCTTGACCTTGCGTGGCTTGCGTTCCACTTTCTTGATCTGCACATAAGCACCACAGTCGTTGACCACAGCTTCGCAAAACTTGATCACATTGCGCAGTTGTATTTTAGAAAGGTAACTGTAGCCTTCAACCAATTGAGGGTCTTTGCCTTCTGCCACACGCTCAAACTCTGCGAGCTTGCGTTTCCAGTTGTCAGAAATTTGACTGATCAGTTGTGGTGCTATGTTCAATCCACGCATGATTACCACAGGCTTGAAGTCAGCAGTCATCTTAGCGCCACTCAACATAAATTCATCAAATAAGCCTTCCAATTCACCGTTACACTCTGCTGCCTTTTCGCGCAGTCGGTCTTGGATGGTAATTCTTGGTGTAGCGTCTTCCACTACTGCTTCGGACGCAACTTCATTCTGCTTGCTGTCCAGGATTTCTCGCAGTTGGTTTTCCAGCTTGAGCTGTTCCTCGCCATGCAGTTCCAAGCCCACCATACTCATGCGACACAGCCAACCTGTGGTCAGTCGAATTGCTGAGTCTGGAATGCCTTTGAGTAACCGCACATCGGCTTTGCGGTCATGTGCTTCGAGATAGTTTACAATCATGTCCCGGGCATCTTTTTTGCCGTAGAAATAGTTGTACCAAGAGAACGCTTTGCTCAGTCGACTGGTGCGATACTCTGTGGGCTGGATTTGCCAAGTAGGCTCCATACCTAGGATGTTAGTGTCAGAACTGCGAGGGTTTAGCAGTTTAATTTTGAATGTGGTGCTCATGTGTGTCCTTACTTATTTTACAGGTAAATCTCGGCAGAGTTCAAACAATTCCGTAGCACGTTTGAGTTTAAAGTTTTTGTGGTTGTACATGTACTTTCTCTTGCGCTCTGCAATGTCCAAAGCCTCCATTAGACGCCATTTGGTGTCAAAGTCTGACTGCATCAAAATACGATTCATATCCACAATGTCCAGGCTGTATTCCACCCATTTTTCTGTGGCTTGTATACGATCATAAGGAACCACTGCTTTGGACTTGTTGGCAGTAGAGTACTTTGCAACAAATTTTGCTGCCTTTTGCATACAGACTCCTGTAGTGAACAAGTGTGTATTATAGCAGATTTTGATTATTTGGTCAAGCAGGCAGAAAGTAGTACTAAAGTAAGATCTGATTCCCTGCGGAAGGAAATCCAGAATGGACGATTGGCGCGGCCGTTGTTTTTACCAAAGTAAGCATGCCAGTCGTTGGTGGGCATGTAACCTTGGCCTCCCAGTTTGGCTTTGCATACTTGTTCAAAAGATGTGCCTTCTCCCAGCCAACTATCACATCGCACAGCAATCACATGCCCATGCTGTTTGAATTGGCGGAATCGGTTGTTCAGTTTAACTACTTTCATGCCCAAAGTATAGCAGGTTTGGAATTATTGGTCAACCTGCCCATAAATATATGTTATGCCACGCCTAAGTTTATACCGCCCAAATCGCACAAGAGACTACCAATTTTTTGACCGTACTATCAGTGAAATGTACACTGTGGGCGGCTTGGATATCCTTGTTCACAAGTATCTAGGGCCAGAAACTGGCGGCCAAGATTCTGCATTCAGCGGCAATGCTGATGCTACACAACCTGTTTATGAAACGCAAAGTGTACTGAACATTCAAGACTTGCTGTTGCTGGAAAACAGAGATAGAGTGTATGACACAGATGTTTATGTCATGCGTGGTGTGTACAACACACAAGATATTGACTTTGATCTCACACAATTTGGTTTGTTTTTGAACAACGACACGCTGTTTATCACGTTCCACTACAACGACATGATTGACACATTTGGTCGTAAACTCATGAACGGCGATGTGCTTGAGATTCCAAATTTAAAAGATTACAATCCACTGAATCCTGCTATCCCAAAAGCATTTCCAAAATACTACGTGATACAAGATGCGTCGTTTGCTTCTGAAGGATTTAGCCAAACTTGGTTGCCACACTTGTGGCGTGTGAAAGCCACGCCACTGAACGATCAACAAGAATACAAATCAATCACTGATAAACCTTTTGTGGCTGAGTACATTTGGGATCCGGGCGATTTTTACCCCATGGGTTCTATTGTGAACTATGGAGATGTGTATTATCAAGCTCAGAAAAATACGCCAGCAGGCACAGAAATAACCAACACTGAATTTTGGGTGCCCTATACTCCTGCCACCATTAGTGATGTTCAAGGAACTCGTGCCAAAGACACTCAGATCAATGACGCCATACTCACACAGGCCGACGCAGAAGTTCCATTGAGTGGCTATGACGTAACTAAATTTTACATTGAGCCCACACAAGATGGTCAACCTGCCAATCCAGTAGGCCTTGGGTCAGAAAGCACTGTCACAGTAGATGGCACACAAGGTGGCATGAATGTCACACCAAAGTCATTTGGTTATACCATGGGTTACCTCACTGGCGACGATATGGCACCAAATGGCCTGCCTGTTACACCTGGCGTGAGTTTCCCAACCAATCCTGTAAGTGGAGATTATGCCTTGCGACTAGATTATCAACCAAATCGACTGTTCCGCTATGATGGCCGACGCTGGGTCAAAATTGAAAGCAATGTGCGTACAAATCTTAACAATGGTCCTACCAATGATACTTTGCGCTCGACCTTTGTGAACAATACATACACTGTGAATACTACAGACCTGGGTAACATACCAAGTAGACAGAGTCTCAGCGAGATATTGAAACCCCGTGCTGACAACGGTGATCAAGGTGGGGACAAACCTGCTAACCCTAGACCTGGCACACAACCTGGACAAAAGTCAAGTTAACAATGCAACAATTTTTTTACGACGAACAGATACGCAGATTCTTACTGCAATTCACTAGAATCTTTTCGGGGTTCCAAATTGAGTATGGCAGAGAAGAAGGCAGCGAGAATGCGGCCTTGCTTAGAGTTCCAATCAGATATGGTGATTCAAGTAGAAACGCACAAACCATATTGCAGGACAACTCACGCAACAGCTTGCCGTCAACTCCGTTGATGACATTTTACATCACTGCACTAGATTATGATAGACCCAGAATCCAAGAGCCTTACCATGTGAGTAAGGTTTCTGTACGTCAACGCACCTACGATACCAGCACTGAAACTTACGAAACCACTCAAGGCAATGCATTTACCATTGAACGCCTGATGCCTGTTCCGTACAAGCTGACTTTGAATTTAGATTTGTGGACTTCAAATACCAATCAAAAATTGCAATTGCTTGAGCAAATTCTAACGCTGTTCAACCCCAGTTTGGAAATTCAAAGCACAGACAATTACATTGACTGGACTTCATTGAGTGTGGTAGAACTAGATGGCACCACTTGGACGTCTAGAACTATCCCCATGGGTGCAGAAAATCCCATAGATATATGCACACTGAGATTCACATTGCCAATCTGGATCAGTTCACCTGCCAAAGTTAAAAAATTGGGTGTGGTGGAAAGAGTTATTGCCAGTGTGTTTGATGCACAAGGCGATGCTGTTGATGCTATCACAAACAATGATTTGTTGTTGGGTACTAGACAAGTGATCACACCCTACAACTATGCCACAGTGTTGATTGGCAACAAAATACAAATTTTGCGACCTCCAAGTTCTGTAGAAGAACCCAGCAACAGCAGTCTTACTCCAACTAACATTGTAGGCAACAGCAACTTGTTGTGGCCAGCAGTTATTGATGCATACGGTGTTCTGCGGCCCGGAATAAGTCAAATTTATTTAGAACAACCAGATGGGTCTGAGGTTGTTGGTACCATTGCCCTTGACCCAAATGATGATCGATTTGTGTTGTATGATATAGACATTGACACTGCGCCACAAAACACACTGGATGCAATTGACGCTGTGATTAACCCACAAGCAAGTGGCCCGTTAAACGGATTAGACAGTGCGCTAGAAGGGCAAAGATATTTGCTTACCGAAAGCACAGGATCTGCTGGCAATTCAGGACCTGCTGAGGCCTGGATAGGAGCCAATGGCAGGCCACTTGTTGCCGAAGCCAATGATGTAATTGAGTACTCAAACAACTACTGGCGTGTGGTTTTTAGAGCCAATGGACAACCTGCTGGCCAGTATGTGACCAACATAACCACCAGTCAACAGTATATGTGGACTGGTGACGCATGGATGAAAAGTTATCAAGGATACTACCCGGGAGGCCAATGGAGACTGGTGCTGTAAAAGCTGTGGGTGTTTGGTTTAGAGCCAGCAACACTGGCCGTTATCTTTATTTGTTGCGCAACGATTCAAAACATCCAGGTGCATGGGGATTGCCGGGGGGCAAAGTGGAAACTGGCGAAACTCTACTGGGTGGTATGGAACGCGAATGCATTGAAGAACTGGGAAGTTTTCCTGTTTACCAACGCCTGGTTCCTTTGGAAAAATTCACATCAGCAGATTTAAACTTTGAATATCACACCTGGGTATGTGTGGTTGCTGAAGAATTTCAACCCACACTAAATCACGAACACTTAGGATATGCATGGATAGACAAAGGCACCTGGCCCAAGCCCATGCATCCAGGCTTGTGGTCAACTGTGAATATTGTAGCAATTCAGGACAAGATAGACATTGTTGAACGCTATCTTGCCACTGAACATTAAGCCTGACTTTCTTGGAAGCTCAGTTGAATTTCACCCACTGGAGTTGACTGAGTTGACAGTGCAGTAATTTGTACAGCCAACACTTCTGGTCCATTTGGGAAAGTTCCTGTGCCAGGCACTGCACTGGTACCAATTTGTTTGACTGAGCTTAGGTTCAACACTCCTTGGTTTGTAGAACTGACTGGAATAGCAAACAGTCGCTCGCCACCATTAATGTCAGCAGTGATAGCTTGAATTGTCAGCGTTAAATCATTAGCAGTGGTTGATCCACCTAGCGCATTACCAAGAATTTTAATAGTATCTCCCACAGCATATCCAGTACCAGCTACTTGAACTGAAATTTGAGTGGTTGTGGTATTATATGCGGTGCCAGCAGCAGTCAGTGTCACTGTTAAATTTGCACCTGTTCCAGAACTTGATATGTTGGTTGGAGCAAGGTTAGCATACACTCTTTGGCCACTGGTGGTTACTTTTACGCCCGAGCGACTCATACCACCAGTGGTATTAAAAGGAGCACCAGTCAAACCACCAGTTGATTCTGAAGTGAAACGAGGCGCCACTGAGAATTGACTAAAGCTAGGCTGGAAGCCACCGCCCGAATTGTTCAGCCCCTGCCAAGAAGTGTTGGCAGAATCTATATTGTTGGGATTCAAAATACCTTCAATTAGATATCTACCAGCTCCCACTTGCACGTTTAGATCGATCAGTGTCAACTGCGCACGATTGATCAAATCTCTTACTCCCAAGTCACCAATGATACCATTGCTAACGCTAGGAGCCAATCGCATGGCAAATGCCACTTGCTTTGCACCAATTGTGGCTGGCAAGCCGTAGTTTGATCTATTGTAGGTAAATTGATAGCCTTCGTCACCATCAAAATTACCGTCCATGATCACTGAACTACCCCAGTGATTAACCAGCGGAGTACAAGTATTGCTGATCAATATCACACCAGTGTTGTCAGTATGCGAAGCAGCTGGACCTCCTGTGAAGCTGCGACTTGCACCTTCAACCCATTGTGTAAACGTTGCATTTCGTGTGCAACCAGTTAGGTCATTGCCACTCTTACCTGAATACTTAATAATCTCACTGTCAATCATCACATACACTGGATATGTTACGCTGGCCGCAGGATAGTCTGTTGCGTCACGTAAACTAATTGTGGTGTCTGCATCTGTAATGCCGCCATCAAGACTGCTGGTAGCAGTTTCGTTAATGGCTTCGTATCTTGCTGGCAAGTTACCTGAACGCATGTAAGCTTCGTTGTTCAAGTTGTTGTTAGGACGACGATGTGCATGAATAAATCTGCCATCTTGTCCACGCACCATCCAAGTCACGTAGCCAGCACCGTACCATGAATACTCAATTGCCAACATCTGCATTTTGTTGGTATCAATAGTATACCCGCTTGCGCCTGTGCCATCAATTGGATCAATGTTATAGTCACTTTGACGAACTCTAATTTCATTACGCAAAGTCATTTTTACACGAGTCTGATTGCTCACTCCGCGGAAAGTGGGCACAATGGTCATGGCATTGTTGTCAATCACACTGGTCACTGTGTGAGTCATGCCCTTGATTACCACTACGTCACCGTTGTTGAGTTGATCTTGGAATCTACAGTTTCCATCACCTGTAACAAGGTTGGATCCCACTCCAACTGACACAAGGCCAGCTGTTTGGAACGTGCTGGTGCGTTGAACTGCATTCAATGATATGCCATCAGATTCCCAAAATAGTCCGTTTTGATCATCAAAAATTCCAGCACGGATGCTTGAACCGTGCCAGGCTGTGATAAACAATCTTGGTTGTTGCCCTAACTCTGGTGCAACACTTCCTAGCGAGCCTTGCGCCTGTACAACAAAACTGACATCTGATGTGATACTGGTCACAATATACCCTGAAGCATCGTAACCACTAGTAGTAATACCACTGATGGTTACTGTTGCGCCAGCATTGAGACCGTGTTCAACATCTGTGGTAACTGTGATATTGCTGTTGACTGTTGTTCCGTCAGCACTCAGAGCAGAAATGTCAAATGTTGGCTTGAGCATGGTACCAGATGAAAACAGGATACCTTTACCAGATTGATAACGGAAATATTTTTTGGTCTGTCTAGTAGCGGAAGCACCACGTGTGGGAGTGCCTGGGCCTAATATAACGCCGCCGTCAAATGGTCTTGGTAAAAACACTGCGTTACTTCGCACATTAATTGTACCAGCCAAACTACCGCTTACTGCGGCTCCAGTTTTGGCAGTGTATGTAAATGTAGTTGTGCTGGGCACAGAAATTATAAAAAACGATCCTTCAGCATAAGCTTCGTTAGTACCTGAGCTCAGACTGACCAAGATTGGAGTGCCAGGTACCATGCCATGTGCATAGGTTGTGGTCACTGTGATTGTGCTAGGATTGCCGCCATCACTCACAATAGACACAACGTCCAAATCTGCACCAGTATACGGGAATGCCTGTCTGATTGTGGAATCAAATTGATTGATTGGATAACCAGGTGCTAGATTCAAACTTCTACGTGGATAGTAAAAGAAATTGTTGGTGTTTGCAGAATATACCAAACCAATACCTTCAGCATTAGAACTGGCTGAATTTTGATTGCTTACATACTCGTTCACATCAATTGGAGTGTCACTTTGATTAACGCCAACTTGAGGAAGATTGTTAGATCCTGTGGCATAAAATATTCCAGTCAATCTCACCATTGGTGATCCTGCGCCGGCTGCTGTCAATGCTGTGGTATTATTGATGCCTCTAGAAATTGTTTGAGTTCCGTTTACAGCAGTGCTGATCACAGTATGTTGCACAATTTCTACGTTACTGCTGAGTTTTTGCATGACTGTGCCTGTAGCAAAAGCATTAGCAGCAGTGGTATTGTACCAACCTCTGTTCAAGTTAATAGCTGTGCCGTTGCCCACACTCTGCACTTGCGCAATTTCTAAAGTACTTACAGGATAGATGTTTGCGCCAATGATGATGTTTGCGCCAGCACCGTTAGTGTTGTTGGTCTGTCGAGTAACTGTTAAAGCATTAGCAGCTACGTTAGTCACTGCCATGACTTCATACACGTTGCCAGTGATTGTTTCAGCAATAACATAAGAACCATCCACAATACCTGACGCATTGGCCACGTTAACTGTGGTTGTTGCAGTGCTGGTAATATTGGCTACTGCAATTGTGGTACCACCAGAAGTGGGTCTGCCAATCAATATCACGTTATCCAATGCAGTGAACCCAGTGGTACTGGCCAAAGTAAATGTTCTTTCTGCTGAACTGTTGACTGCGGTTGTGAGATAGTTGCTAGTAAATGGTGTGACATTACCTTGTGTTTGACTGATGATCAACGCATAGTCATTGGCTACCCATTGGGCAGTGCCAGGATTTTGCAATTTGAGACTGGTATCAACGTTGGATGTAATAACATCATCGCCGGCTATCAAACTAATATAACCATTGGTATTGATTGTTAAATCACCTCCAATGTCTTCAAAAAACCCAGGAATGTTGTTGTTGGTTGAAACGTTTTGCCACTTGGTGTTTTGCAAACCATATTCAAAGTCAGCGTCAATCAAGGCTTCTGGATTTGAAATACGATTACGTCCAATTGCGTCTTCGCCAAACGCCCAAGGTTCAACTACTAAACTACGTTCTTCAACATAAACTGCTAATTTATCAGTGTTAACGTATGCACTGGTATCTAAATCCAAAGTGATAGTTGTTACACCAGCATAGGCTGTGGGGAATGTTGCAGTTGGGCCCGCTGCCCATGACACTGTACCACCCATGGTAGGATCGGCAAAGTTGTAGATAGCAACATTGTATGTTGTATCATAGATAGCCAGAATGTCAGCCAGGTTGTATCTGTCTGGCACCTTCACTGTGCCTAAACCAGCAGTTCCTGGGGTAAACGAATACTCGTATAATCTTTTTCTTGCCATCTTTTAAACTCCAAATATAATTTGTCCGGCAGTTAGTCTAGCTTGTGTACTAGCACTGAACTTGTCATAACTCACAGCACCTGTGGCTATTTTACTGTTGATAACAGTGGCATCGCTGGGTGTGCCTGTATATAGTGTGTCGCCAAACAACAACGCAAAGAACGGTGTGTTGTTTACAGGTGCTACAGAAAAACTTATGGTAGAAGCTGTTACGCTGAAATCTACACCAGGATTTAATGGAATGTTGTTTAGCACTACCAACATTGCATACGCAGTTGGTGGTGTAAAACTCACACCACCCACAGTGATGTTGAATGTCTGCGTGGATCCATTAAAAGTCAACGCATCCATTTTACGGTATTGTCCCAATACAGGTGAATAACCTACATAAGCCATTATAATCTTCCTACAACAATTTCAATCGTACCTTGATCGCCATCAAAGTCTTGCAATGCTTTGCCTATCACTGTGCCCATTGCAGGAGTAGCACAGGCCTGCGCACGACCGTTGATTGCTGACACCATCATGTCGCCTTTCTTCACAGGTCCAATCACTTGCGCTGGAACTCGTCCAGTTAGTGCCACTGCCACAATGTGTTCAGCTTCCATCACACTGTTCATCAAGTGTGCAGGATTGGTAGAAACCACACCAGCCACTTTGGGGTCACTGACCTTGTTTGCCATTGTGACTTCGTTGTCACCGCCAAACACCAACACAGTGCCTGGTGCATACACGGCATCGGCAGAATAATTTTCTGCCAAGTCAGCGTATTGTGCTGTGGTTGCTTTCAAGAAACCAGTGTTGAAATACACTGTTGAACTACCAATGTTACCAACGCCGTTGCCGTTGCCATTGATAATGTTGCCGCCAGTAATTGATCCTGTGCCAACTGTTAATCCAGCAAATGTTGGAGTTGCACCTGTTGCTACTGACTGTCCAATACTAATTGTAACAGCACCTGTTGCTCCACTTACGCCAACACCTGTGCCAGCCACAGCTGATGTAACACCAGTGTTGGTAATTGAAACTGCACCAGTAGCATTGGTATTGGTGCTTAATCCACTGCTGGTGGTGATGTTTGTAACACCTGAGTGAGTGTGGTCTGCTCGGGCAAAAGTTGTACCTGTTCCAACTGCGGCTGACCCAACTGCACCTGGTGAAGTTGAGCTGGCTTGACCAATAACAAATGCAGTAGTTGCCACTTGTGTAGTATTGGTATTTTGAGCTGCGGTTGGTGCTGCCAAGTTACCAGCAGTTGAAATATTGCCGCCTGTGATGTTGCCAACTGCACTCAATGCAAGCGTGGCATTGACGTTAGCGCCTGTGATATTGCCTGTGGTTGCTACAGCACTGATAATGTTACCGCTCAAACTCAACTGAGCTGCCAACACAGTGCCAGCTGCTGAAATGTTAGCTGCTGCCAACACGTTGGCTGTGGCACTAACAATTGATCCTTGCACTAGTGTGGTGCCTAAAATATTACCGCCAGCAATGTTGCCAGCTGATGTTATGTTACCAGTTGATGTAATAATTCCAGCAGTAACTAAATTACCGCCTGTGACGTTGCCTGTTGCACTCACACCACCTGAACCTGCTGTGACTGCTGTGGTTGCAGTGACATTGCCACCAACCACGTTGCCTGTGGCACTAACAGCACCACCTGCAGATATAGCACCACCTGTGATAATGTTGCCGCCTGTGATATTACCTGTGGCACTGGCAATTCCACCAGTAAGTACGTTTCCACCTGTGATGTTACCAGTGGCACTGACTGAAGTACTTTGAACCAATGTGGTTGCAATTACGTTTCCGCCAACCACATTACCTGTAGATGAAACTATTCCACCAGTATTGATGTTACCACCAATCACATTACCCACAATTGACAATATACCTGTGCTACTTAAACTTCCAACCAGTGTTGTGCCGCCGTACCATTTGAAAAATTGCGAACCGTCATTGCCTGGCACGCTGTTCCATAGCGTACTGATGTCAATACCAATGGCATAATCTGCATTGGTTGCACCCACCGAAGGGAATAATGTAATTTTAGTACCAGCACTTCTTGTGGTATATGCCGGAGCATCGGTACCGTTTGTGTTGAAATCAATTCGATTGTTACCAGCACCATTCAAGAAAATTTGGCCTGCATTAGCCGCTGAGCTGCCAAGTTTAGATGATATTATCTGACCAGCTGTGGTTATGTTACCACCAATTACGTTAGCAGTGGCGCTAACTACACCACCAGTTGTGATGTTGCCGCCTGCTATGTTTGCAGAAGATGTTACGCCACCGTCACCAGTGATTGTTCCCACCGCTGATATTGTGCCACCAGCAGTGATATCTGTAGTTGCCGCAACTGTTGTGCCAGCACTAACACCATTTGCTGCACTAAAACTGTCTCCGTATACAACACCAGCTGCCGAAACTGATCCAGCTGTGGTTACGTTACCACCAATGACGTTACCACCAGCGCTGGCTTGACCAGCTGTGCGCAAGTTACCACCTGTGACATTGCCAGTGGCCAATACCAAACCGCCAGTGTTGACGTTTGCACCAGTAATGTTACCTGCGGCGCTGAACATGCCGCCTGTTAAAATGTTACCAGCAGATATGTTAGCTGCTGAAGTTATGTTGCCTGTGCCAGTTACTTCGCCAGCTGTGGTTATGTTACCACCTGTGACGTTGCCAGTTACCAAAAGTGTAGTTGATCCACTTATGGCACCAGTTACAACAAGGCCGCCTGACCAAACTGTGGCAATTGTTACTCCATTAACGTTGTTAACAATATTACCAGCTGCTGATGGAATAATAACTCGACTGGTACCATTGAAAATTTGACTGGTCTCAGTTGTAATACCACTCAGCAATGCACCGTTGCCCAAAATATATGTTCCACTAACGTTGCCTGTAGCACTCAAATTGGCCAGAATCAAATCATTGTATGTGAAACTGGCATTGGCTGTGTCAACAACTGTGGTTGGTTTGACGATTAGATTACCAAAGAGTTTGTATTTGGCATCTGTGATGTCACGGAAATATCCAGAATAACGTGTGTTGACGCCATCAAAGTATTCAGTGATCACACCAGAATCGAATGTGTCACCCGGATTGGCATTGGCCAAGAAGATAAACGGATCGTTTACCTCTAAACTGTCTGTGCCTGTTGTGGTAAATGTTCCATTAACTGTAAAATCGCCCACACAGGTAATGTCGCCGCCAATATTTAAGTTACCAACAATGCCTGCACCACCTGCCACAGTTAATGCGCCAGTGGTTACATTGCCACTGTTAGTAGCATTGGTAATGGTCACTGCTCCGCTGGTGTTGATATTACCAGTAACGCCAACTCCACCTGTTACTGTCAACGCACCTGTTACATTGCTGGTTGATTCAACATTACTACTGAAAGTGGCACGATTGCCACCTGCCACAGTCATGACCATTGTGGTAGCATTTGGCCAATATATACCAGTGTTGTTGGCTGCTACTGAGTACACACTAGGTGCGCCAACTGTGCCAGCGCCAAATGCGTTGGCTGTGAGATTTAAAGAGTTAAGTGCGCCTGCACGATAGGTAACCGTGATGTTGTTGGTACCACTAGGAGGTGGTGTTTGAAACAACAAACTTACATTTTCGGCTTCGTAGTCAGTGAATGGACGTTGTAGAGTTTGGTCAATCATCACGTCCAAGTCAGACGCTGATGCAACGGCTCGACCCAAAGTGAACTGATATGCTACCGCATTGCCACTAAAGGTCTGTGTGCTGGTGTTCAGCAGTTGTTGTTGCGGATTTAGGCCAACGTAACTCATTATGTGATTTCCATTATGCTCATTACTGCATCAATACTGGTAGCTGCGCTACTTTGAACTTGCAATTGATCTCCTGTGACCAACACAATCTTTTGATCGCCGCCTCCTACAACCAAACTTGACCCTGCTGAAATAGGTGCATTTACTGCCAATCGAGTGGTTTGCGCTGCGTTATCTAAAATAATCACGTTGGCTGCAATTGCACTTGATGTGACATTGGTCAAAGAAAGTCCAACCACAACTGCGGTTGTATTTGCCGCAACTGTGTACGCACCAACTGAGGTAGCTGTGGTTCCAACAAGTCTGCTGAGTTTTCGTGTAAAAGTGTTTGCCATTTTTTATCCTAATGCTATTGCCAATGCTGTTGCGTCTGCTATGGTTGCCGCCAACTGTCCAGCAATATTTATGTTACCTGTAGCTGAGATATTTCCACCTGAAATATTGCCTGTAGTGGTGATATTTGCAGTCATTGTGATTGCAGAAACCACGTTGCCACTCAAGCTCAATCCTGTGGCGTTGACATTGCCACCAGTTATATTGCCTGTTGCAGTTATTAATCCACCTGTGGTCAAGTTGCCACCAATCACGTTGCCAGTGATACTGACTGTGGTTCCTGTGTGATTTGTAGCTGCTATGTTTCCACTGGTTATGTTACCAGTTACTGTGGCTGTTCCTGCAGTGATAATATTGCCGCCTGTGATATTGCCAGTTACGGTAGCATATCCAGATGCTACTACGTTGGCACCAGTAGCAAGATTGCCAGTTGCTGACACTAAACCTGCTGTGGTTACATTGCCACCAATCACGTTACCAGTTGCGCTGACCGTTGCACCTTGTACCAATGCTACACTGATAACATTGCCGCCATTTACGTTGGCAGTTGCACTCAATGTGGTAGCCGAGATTACATTGGCACCAGTGATGTTACCACTTGCGCCTGCGGTAATAATGTTACCGCCAGTGATGTTACCTGTTGCACTTACTTGACCACCTGTGGTGATGTTTCCGCCCACAACGTTGGCAGCAGAAGTGATTGTACCTGTTGCAGTTATCAATCCACCTGTGACAATGTTACCGCCTGTGACGTTACCAATACCGCTAATTTGAGCACCACTCAAAACGTTGCCGCCACTGATGTTGCCAGTACCAGTCAAAATGTTACCAGCTACTGAAATTCTGCCGCCAACGTTGATGTCTGCTGCCACACCGTTTGTGGCAAATGTGCCAGTGATGCTGAGTGCATTGGTAGTTTTGTCAAACACCATGCCAGCAGTACCACCAACAATGCCGCCGTCATTAAACAACACTTGAGTATTACTGCCTGCTAGGGAGATATTACCTTGCAAGTTACCAATAAATGTGGTTGCTATGACATTTGCACCAGTGATGTTACCTGTTGCTGAAAGTTGACCAACTGTTCTGATGTTGCCGCCGTCAATATTGCCTGTAACACTGAGTGTGGTACCTGTATAATTTGTACCAGAAATATTTGCGCCTGTAATGGCACCAGTAGCACTAACTTGTCCGCCAGTATTGATATTGCCACCAATCACATTGCCCACTGCACTGAGAGTGGTACTTGATAATATGCTGCCACCTGCAATTGCATTGCCTGTTGAAATATTGCCGCCAGCAATGTTAGCTATAGCTGTGATGTTACCTGTTGCTACAATCAACCCAGCAGTTGAAATATTGCCACCAGCAATGTTGGCTGCGGCTGTGATATTACCAGCTGCGCTAACAGCACCACCAGTTGTTAAGTTTCCACCTGCTACGTTAGCAGCAGAAGTGATAGTACCAGTAGCAGTGATCAATCCACCAGTAACAATATTACCGCCAGTTACATTACCTTGCGCACTTACTGTGCCGCCTGCTGTGACATTGGTTGTTGCACTAACAATACTGCCGTTGACATTGCCACCAGTTACATTACCTGTTGCACTTACTTCACCAGCTGTTGTGATATTGCCGCCAGTGACATTACCAGTTGCTGTTACCAAACCAACTGTGCGTAAATTGCCACCAGTTACGTTGCCAGTGATTGCAGCCAAACCACCAGTGACCAAATTGCCACCTGACACATTGGCTGTGGCTGTTACTCCACCGCTAACTGTTAAGTTGCCGCCATCAATGTTGCCTGTAGCACTAAGTCCAGCACCTTGTACCAAAGTGGTAGCAACCACATTACCACCTGCAACGTTGGCAGTAGAAACAATGTTGCCTGTGGCTGTGATCAATCCACCTGTGACAATGTTGCCACCAATCACGTTGCCAGTAGCTGATATTGCTGTTGTGGCAGAAATCAATGCACCTTGCAGATTACCACCAAAAATGTTGCCTGTGGCTGTGATTGTGCCACCTGTCAGCAAGTTGCCACCGTCAATGTTGCCTGTGGCTGAAACTAACCCTGCTGTGCGTAGATTTCCACTATCAACGTTACCAGTTACACTCAAGCTAGGTAAAGTACCAATTGCAGTGGCAACCACGCCAGTTAACAAACTACCATTACCAGCATAGTAGCCGGCACTGATGTTGCCTGTGGTTGTGACGTTAGAAGTAGAGTTCAATGCACTCTGAACATTACCACTCAAACTCAATCCTGCGGCATTCAAATTACCGCCTGTGATGTTGCCAGTTGCCAGGATCAAACCTGCAGTTGATACATTTCCACCAACTACGTTGCCTGTGGCTGACAAAATACCACCAGTGATGTTGCCACCAGTGATGTTGCCAGTTGCACTTACTATGCCCGCTGTGGTTAAATTTCCAGTGGCTGTGTTAGCAGTTACATTCAGTCCAGATGCACTGATTGTTCCTGTGGTGTCAATATTTCCGCCGGTGATATTGCCAGTTGCTACAATCAAACCAGTTGCACTAATTGCTCCGCCAGTAAGAATATTACCACCAGTGATATTGGCTGTTGCGCTAACTGTGGTTGCTGTTAAGATACCAGTACCAACATTGCCACCAGTGATGTTGCCTGTGGCACTAACTTGTCCAACAGTTCTAACATTACCACCTGTGACATTGCCTGCGGCACTGATCAATCCTGCTGTGGTCACGTTGCCGGCTGCTATGGTAGCAGTAGAAGTTACAGATGCTGCTGCCAATGCACCAACCACAAATGTACCGTAGCTGTTGACTGTGACAATTTCGTTAGCAATGCTTACGTTGCTGGCTGCAATCAAATTGCCTGTGGAGTTTTGATAACCAATAAACGCTGAATTCTCAGCAGTGGTATAATACCACATTTGTTCGCCACGATCTTTGTTATCGTTGACTGTAAGAGGTGTGTTGTTGGCACCACGGCCTAATCCAATAATTGGATCTTGAACATTTAAGTCTGTGATGTTAATGTAGATAACATTGCCATCAACAGTCAAGTCACCACCCACAACTGCATTACCAGTGATGTTAAGTGTGGCGCCGTTGACTGTTCCAACTGTGATTAAATTACCGCCAATGACGTTGGCTGCGGCACTGATCAATCCACCTGTGACCAAATTGCCACCAGTTACATTGCCTGTAGCAGTTACTATACCACCTGTGAGCAAATTGCCACCTGTGATATTGGCCAGTGCACTGATGTTACCACCGGTGATGCCTGGTCCAACTATGATATTTTCAGCAATAACAGTGTTTGTGCTAGTGATATTTCCAGCTGTTCCAATATTGCCGCCAGTGATATTACCAGTTGCTGAAACTGTATTAGTAGACAACAACACACCCGAAACTGCAATATTGCCGCCGGTGATGTTACCAGTGCCTGTTACTATACCAGTGCCAAAATATACATTACCATTGAACGCCGCGCCATTAACATTGCCGCCTGTGCTGATTTGAGTACCAACTCCGCCGCCCAATATGTTACCGCCGGTGATGTTGCCAGTTGCAGAAATCAATCCAGCAGTGGTAATATTGCCGCCAGTGACATTGGCAGTTGCAATGATATTACTACCGCTTAATATATTACCTGTGGCACTTATGATGCTACCAGCAACAATGTTGCCAGTACCTGGGCCATTAGTAACTGTTAAATTACCAACTTGTGCATCACCATTACCAAGTAATTTGAATGTGCCAAACAAAATGTTGCCACCGGTGATGTTGCCCACGGCACTAACTTGTTCCAATGCATTCAAGTTGCCAGTTACAGTATTGCCAGTTACACTCACACTTGGCAGTGTACCAATGCTGGTGGCCACAACGCCAGTTAACAGAGCACCATTGCCTAACACGTATCCACCGCTGATGTTGGCAGTGGTTGTGATATTTGCCGCGCTGGTCAATGCACTTACAACATTGCCACTTAGACTCAAGCCGGTAGCATTCAAATTGCCGCCAGTGATGTTGCCAGTTGCAGAAATCAATCCAGCAGTTAATAAATTACCACCAGTTACGTTACCTGTAATATTGGCTGTAGTAGAAACTACCAATGCAGCTATGTTACCAGTTCCAATAGTTACCAAATTGCCACCGGTTACATTACCAGTAGCACTGATCAGTCCAGTTACAAACGCACCAGTATTGGCAAACACTGCCACATTGGCAATACCACCAACAGAAATGTTGGCGTTACCACCAGTGACACCAATATTGGCTTCTGTAGTACCGTTAGCAATCTTTGTAGGAGTACCGGCTGCAATGCCTGACAGCAATGCACCGTTACCCAAAATGTAATTACCAGCTACGTTACCTGATGCGCTGACATTGCCAACTGTGGTCAAATTGCCACCGCTGACATTGCCTGTTGCAACAACAACACCAGTTGCACTCAATGTTGTTGCTGTGATAACGTTGGCACCAGTAATGTTGCCGCCAGCGCCTGTGGTAACAATGTTGCCACCTGTGACGTTACCAGTTGCAGAAACTACGCCAGCAGTCAACAAATTGCCACCAGTTACGTTACCAGTTACAATTGCAGTGCCGCTTGTGACTATGCTTGCTACGTTGGCCGTACCAGCTGTTACCAAATTACCACCAGTTACGTTGGCAGTTACTGATACTGTGGTACCTGTGTGAGTGGTTGCGTTGACATTGGCGCCACCTAAGATATTGCCACCAGTGATGTTGCCAGTTACCGAGACTGTAGTACCTGTGTGAGTGGTTGCATTAACGTTAGCACCACCTAAGATATTGCCACCAGTGATGTTGCCAGTAGCACTTACTTGTCCTGCTGTGGTTAGATTGCCACCAGTCACGTTGGCAGTTACTGATACTGTAGTACCTGTGTGGGTAGTTGCGTTGACATTAGCACCACCTAAAATATTACCACCAGTGATGTTGCCAACAGCACTAAATGCGCCAGACGCTGTGACTATACCTGTACCATTTGGTGCCAACGCAATGTTGCCGTTGCTACCTGTAATAATTGTTAAAGCACCAGTGTCTACAATATTGCCAGCAATATTCAAGTTACCACCAGTAATGTTACCAGTAGCACTTATTTGACCTGCTGTAGTTAGATTGCCACCTGACACGTTGGCAGTTACACTGACTGTGGTACCTGTGTGAGTTGTGGCGTTAACGTTAGCGCCACCCATGATGTTGCCACCAGTTACATTGCCTGTAGCACTTACTTCGCCAGCTGTGGTCAAATTACCACCTGACACGTTGGCTGTAGCAACAACTTGTCCTGCTGTGGTCAAATTACCACCTGACACATTGCCTGTAGCACTGATCAAGCCAGTAACATATTCGCCAGTTGCAGCATATACCGCCACATTGGCAGTTCCGCCAACCCCAACTGCTACGTTGCCACCTGAGCTTACAATAGAAACATTTGATGTTCCGCTGACAATTTGTGTGGGTGTACCTGTTGCAACGCCTGTCAACAATGCACCATTACCAACAAAGTAATTGCCAGTCACGTTGCCTGTGGCACTGACTTGACCAACTGTGGTCACGTTGCCAGCTATCACATTTCCTTGTGCAGATACAACTCCCAACACAGTCATTGTGTTGGAGTCTGTGTTATATGTAAATCCTGCTACTGCGCCAGCATTGCCATTGGCGTTGTAAAGCACTTGTGTGTTTGAACCAGGAACAGTTAAGTTACCAGTAATGTTGCCGGCAAAGTTACCCACAAAGTAACCTGTAGTGATAATATTACCTGCGGCACTTACTGTACCTTGAGTGCGTATGTTTGCGCCGTCAATGTTGCCTGTAGCAGTGATCAATCCTGCTGTGGTCAAGTTTCCACCAGTTACGTTGGCAGTTACTGATACTGTAGTACCTGTGTGAGTGGTTGCATTAACATTAGCACCACCTAAGATATTACCACCGGTGATGTTACCAGTTGCACTAATCAGACCACCTGTGGTCAAGTTTCCACCTGACACATTGGCTGCTGAAGTAATATTGCCTGTTGCGCTTACTTGTCCTGCTGTGGTTAAATTGCCACCTGACACATTAGCAGTAGCAACCACTTGGCCGCCTGTGTTTACATTCCCACCTGTGATGTTGCCCGAAGCACTGATTACTGTGCCAGTTACGCTTTGAGTTGTATTAATGTTGTTAGCAATAACGTTGCCAGCAACGCTGACCAAACCAGTTGAAACTAAATTTCCGCCACTGACATTGGCAGTTGTGATAATATTAGCAGTTTCAGTACCACTGGCCAAGTATGTTGAAACATCTGAGTTGGCATATCCTGCTGGCAAGCCAGTCAACGCACTGCCATTACCTAAAATGTATCCGCCACTGATGTTGGCTGTGGTTGTTATATTTGCCGCAGACACTAATGCACTGACAACGTTGCCACTTAGGCTCAAGCCTGTGGCATTCAAGTTACCACCAGTGACGTTACCAGTAGCTGTAACCTGCCCTGCTGTGCGTAGATTACCGCCATCTATGTTGCCAGTGACTGAAACATTGCCCACGGTCAATAGGTTATCATCAGTCC